GCGGCGGTTCTGGGTACAAAGCCGTCTGGGAGAAGCCCGACAAAGACAAGACTTATGTCATTGGCTGCGACACCAGTGAGGGTCTACCCGGGTCCGACCCCAACGGTCTTGGTGTTCTGGAGCGTGAGTCTGGCAAGCAGGTTTGTTCGATCCATGGGCGATTCACCCCTGACAGGCTTGCTGAGTTGTGTGTTGAGACGGCAAAAGAGTACAACAACGCACTTGTTGGCGTTGAGGTAGAGAAATACGGATATGCCGTGATCCAGAGGATCAGGCGAATGGGTTGGCGTAAGCCAATGAAGCATTTGTACTACCACAACCCTTCGAGGGCACCTAACGCTGGCATGGGGTGGTCAACCAACTCAAAGACCCGCCCGATCATGCTCGATGAACTCGCGGAGGCGGTTCACGACGGCCATATGGTCGTACGAGACGTAGATTTCATTGGCGAATGTTTAACCTTTCGGCGTCAATCATCCGGTAACTACGCGGGCGACTCTGGATCCTATGATGACAATGTGATGAAATGGGCAATTGCGTGGCAGATGCGTAAGGTTCGACGGAGAAAGCCCGGTATTGTTTTCACAGACAAATTCAGAAGAATCTGATTTCACTAGACATAAATTCCACAATAGATATACTGCTGACCGAATGGAGTTGGCAATGCGACTTGCGACCACAATTCTTCTTGCACCACTCGTTGGCTGCATCCCCAACAGGGTTGGCCCGGGCATAGGCGGATCTCCCCTATCTGGCATTGCCACAGGTCACTGTGATCCCGCAACAGGATCCTTGGCAATCCTTTCGTGGACAGGGGGGATCTCAATCCTCGCAGGCATGGCTTGTTTAATAATCACTTCTGGGCGAATGGGTCTGAGGGGGTTGATCGGTGGAGTTTTATTGGTGTTGATTAATTATGCCATCAATAAATTCGCGCACGCTATTTTTATTCCCATGATCGTGGGCACAGGCTTGATTTCACTTTCGTGGAGTTATGTTCAAATTAAAAGAGTTTGGGGCGTAAAACGCTCCGCTACCTCCCCTGTTCCATCACCCGTCGTGAATGGTTCCCACAGGGGGTGGTCATTCTGGAGAAATAAATAATGTGTATCGCTTCAATAGACGCATTTCTGGGAACAGTTTGGTGGTCGGTGTTGATGGTTGCCATTGGTGTTGTTGGCGGTTGCTATTTGCGCCCACAAATCTCCCGGCTGCTAAACAATGGCAACAACAAAAAAAAGTGACACCGATCTAATGATACGGACCTTTACAGAAGCACTCATGCTTTGGGGCTTCGGTGCCAGTGGATCTGGCATAGCCTCAATTGGACTATCGGAATACCTTGGCTCATCGGGAAGCCATGTTATTGGTGAGTCAACACTACTACCCCTCGGGCTTTTCGTTGGTGGTGTGTTGACAACATCAATTGTTGTCTGGAAGGTTGCGACTCACGCGAAAAGCATCGAAGTCACACTTAAAGAATTTCGCAGGCGTCTTGAAAACCTAGAAAAACGACGTAAATGACACAAGCACCAACCATTCTTGGTCCGGACGGGTCACCATTTCCCATTCAGGAGTTGACACAGGGAACCGTGAGGGAGCGGCGGCGCGCTGGCGAGTCTATCAAAAAGACATATAAGTCATTTGTGAGCCATCTATTTGGCCTTCGCCATGACCCACTGTTTCGTTCAGAAGAGCCATTTGAAAACCATGCGTTTGTGTATGCGGCAGCGATGGCAAGGGCAGTCAACCTCTCACAAGCACCCTTTATGGTGTACAGGGAGGAATCGGCGGTTGTTGAAGACCGACGAGCGAGGGCAAAGGCAGCAGATCGAAAATTCACACTTGGCACTGGCAGGCGTCGGCGGGCGGTGCAGCGTCACTTAACGAGAGCAGCGAACCCCAATAGATTTGCAGGTCTGCCGTCAAAGAAACTTATCGCTGACCACGACCACCCGCTAATTGATGTGTTTAACCGCCCGAATCCAGTGATGATGGGCCATCAACTTTGGATGGCCACAGAACTCTGGATGTCGTTGCGGGGCGAATGCTTTTGGCTGTTACTTGACGAGGAAGGCCAGAGGGTTCCATCAAGGGTAAAGGGAGACTTGCCCGGTGAGATTTACCCCCTGTCACCAGAACTATTTGAAGCGATCGTCCAGAACGGTCGCCTTGTGGGTTGGAAATACGCGATCAAGGGAGACAAGTCTGTTGGTGGAAGCGGAGCCAGCCGGAATGAATATGCGATCCTGAATCCCGATGAAGTGATTCAATTCAAGTATTTCAACCCAAACGACTTGTTCCGTGGCGTAGCCCCAATCACGCCAGCGGCTGGTGCGATCAACCTCGACCTCCTCGCACAGGCACACAACAGGGGCATCCTAGAGAATGGGGCTGACCCCGGGGGCATTCTTGTAGACAAGGGTGCGACCGAACCATGGTCTTCTGATGAAGAGTTGGAGTTTCTTGAGCGATGGGAGCAGCGTCACAAAGGGGCAAACAACGCCAATGAGTTAGCGATATTGACAGGTGGTCTTGAATACGTCCCAACGGGGCTTTCCCCCAAAGACATGGAGTATCAAGAATCGCTCAAATATAACCGCGAGCAGATTTTTGCAGCACAGCGTGTTCCAAAGACAATTGTCGGCATCACAGAAAACATCAACTACTCAACACAATTGGGTCAGGACGCGAACTTCTGGGACAAGACCATTCTGCCAGAGATCCGGTACTTTGAGGATGTCGTTGATGGGACGCTCATGTACCAACAGCAAGACAATCTTGTTGGTGCGTTTGATTTGGCTGGCGTTGAAGCACTGCGGGCAGGACTTTCCGACAAGGTTGATGTTGTCAAAAAACTCTGTGACTTCCAGATCCACATGCCACCCGACCGTGCTTTTAAGTTCGTAGGCATCGAACCACCCGACTATGAGTTGTCTGAAGTGGCAATGGCAAACCCGATGCTTGCTCGCGTTGATGTCATTGCAACTTCACCAAACCCAATGGGGGCCAAAACGGAGACTGGGGCCGATCCAGTACAAGAATCAGCGGACCATCCGCTCCTTGACTCAATTCAGAAGGAGATTGAGTCTAAGGAGTCAGCAGCATCCACTGGGTCCAAGGATACACAGAAGGCGAAGGGTGCTTATTGGAGGAGATATGTATCCAAATTGCAGGGTCCATTAGAGCGGAAGATTTCACCAAAGTGGCGATCGTATGTCTATGAGGTAAAAGCACTTCAGATGTCAAGATTCGACGAAGCCATGGAGACAAGGATGGGTTCACGGGTTGATGCGATCCTTCGAGGTGACAATGAGCCAATTGACGAGGACTTGATTGATGAGATCATTCTTTCAATCGAGAGTTTGAGGGGGTCTCTTGGCTCATCACTAGCACCCTTGTGGACCGAAGCATTGGTGGATACCTTCGCATTCACAATTAAAGAGGACTTTGGGGGCTATGCGGTTTTATCAGTGGACGACGCTTTATTTACGGAATACACCATTGGACACCAAGCGGTTGTTCTTGGTGGCGTACCAGTGGACATCCAACGTGACCTGCGGCACAGCGCACGGATTGCCATTGCCAACGGAGAAACCGTCCAACAAATGCGAAGACGCTTTGAGGATGTATTTCGGGTTAGGGCCTCCGCATCAAGAACACTAAGGGTGGCTCGCACAGAATCCTCGACATACATCAATGGTTTGCGGGAGAAAATCTTTGATGCACAGGGTGTCGAAAAACGAAAGTGGACAACTGCTTTGGACGAGAAAGTCCGGCCAGACCACCGCCGACTTGGCCGTTCTGGACCAAGGGCTGTTGGCTATAACTACATGGAGTTCTTGGGAAAGTCCGGGGCCATGCTACATCCCCACGACCCACAAGCACCAGCCAGTCAGGTTGTAAACTGCCGATGTGTGCTGACCCCAGTTATCGAGGTATGAAATGAGCATTGAAATTAACTCAGCCGAAATCATTGACACGCAGGACGGTGTACAAAAGTTCTTGCGGTCTCTTGCTGAAGAATCCACAGAGGGGCATGACACGCACGTTAAGGATGTTGGAGATGGGCAATTAACATTGTCAAAATCCACTGGCCTTTCCTGCCGCTCATTTGCCATTGACGCTGCGGCACTCCGAACCGCAGTGGAGCAGAGTGGTTTGCCATGGGAGGAGGGATACGAAGACCGAGTGATCCCATGGTGGGCTTCGGACCAGCGAGTTGATCGTCATGGCGACATCGTGGAGCAGTCGTGGGACTTCTCCGAGTTCGACAACAACCCTGTTGTTCTTTACGGCCATAACTGGGAAGCACCACCAATTGGCAATGTCATTGGCCGTGAGATCAAAAATCGTCGAGATAAGGACTACAGCGGTCCTGCCCTTCGCCTTATGCCCCTGTTCGCTACCAAAGAGCAGTACCCAGCAGCAGATGTGATCTTCCGGTTGGCAAAAGCACGATTCCTTCGCACCGGATCCGTTGGCTTTATGCCCGGCGAGATCATCCGTGTCGATGACAAGGATGAGCGAGAAAAACTCGGTTTGGGAAATCGCGGGGTCGTATACAAAAATAATTCTCTATTGGAATGGACAATTTGTTCGGTCCCTGCAAACTCTGGCGCGCATCAAGTGCTGGCCACTGCAAAGAGCAAAGGTCTTCTGAAATCCGACGACATCAATGTCATTCGTGAATTGCGGAGGCGGGAGTGTTTGGGCGACGAGTCCCCAGAGAAATCATGGTTGGATTCCGACAACATTCTCTGTTCAACGTGGTACTCGATTTTCCCAGAAATTCGGATAAACTGCCATAGTGATATCGAGAAGCCTGTTTTGAGCGATGAATCATTCTCAAGTCGCAGGTCTGTTTGTGTCGAAGGGATCAAAGCAGAGGCAGAAGAAGAGGGTTTGATCAACGAGAATGTTGATCAGGAAGAAATTGCAACCCCAGAACGAAATACAGAAGTTATGGTACAGTTGATGGCCGCTTCAATAACTCGCCAAGATCGGCTCATTGAGCGTATTGACACATTGATTGAGATCACATCGGACCTCAGAGAAACAGTGGAATCAGAAAATAATGTAGATTTCTCAGTTGAAGGCAATGAGGAAAGTACAGTATTATCTTCAGCACTAGAACAATGCCTACGGATGATGGATGGATCCGCAAGCAGAAACACTTGATTTTCGCAGAACCGCGAGGAGTTTCTAATGAGCATGGACGCAAACGCGACCCCAGACAACCCAGAGCGTGAAGTTGCTCGTCGTCTTCTTGAGAACGTCGAGAACCTGAACAAGTCTAACGAAGAACTGGCGGATACCGTTCAGTCTTTGGGCAGCGCAATCAAAGCCTCTGGCATTGAAGATGTCAATGTCAAAGAGGTAAGCGATGAGTTTGACAAGTTCCGAGAGAACTTTGAAACCTTCAAGGAGGGTCAGAAGAACTCACCGACTTACATTGCGGGTCTTGATGATGAGGCAGACCAATTCTCATTGATTCGCGCGATGACAGCAATCCGCACGAACAACTGGGATAAGGCTGGCTTTGAACGAGATGTGTTCAACACCGTCCGCACGAAGGCTCAGGCAACGAATGTTGATTCTGCCGGTGGTTACTTCGTACCCGATCAAGTCATCCCTGATGTGATCAGTGCGATCTACGCCAACAGTGTGATTATCAACCAAGGTGGTGAGGGTGAAACTCGCGCCAGCGTCCTTGATGGACTCTCTGGTGGCACGGTCAAGGTTCCCAAGTTCCAAGGCGGCACCGTCGCATATTGGATTGGCGAAGAAGATACGTATGCCGAATCGCAAACCAAGGTTGGCGATGTCACCATGACCCCAAAGAAACTGGGTGTCTTGGTTCGCCTGACCGACGAGATGCGTCGGCTTGGTGGATACGGCTTTGAGAACCTGCTCCGAAACGACATGGTTCGTGCCGCTGCCAAGAAGATCGATTACGCAGCCCTGTACGGAACGGGCATGGGTTCCTCCCCTCGCGGCATCATGGGTGCCGTAACTCAGGCTGCCCACGTTGACTTCGCTTCAGATGGCGACATCAACGACATGGAAAGCCCGATCGTATTCCTCGGAACAGCCACAGATGGTGGCCCCTTGGGTATCTGGGACGGCACAGATGTCAGCACTGCGGAAGGCAAAGAATTTGACTTTGACGCACTCATGGAAATGATCGGTGCCCTTGAGGACAACGACATCATGGCTGACTCAACGGCAGCACTGATTTCCAGTCCACGCTACATCCGTCGCTTGAAGAAGACCCGTGGCGGTGGTTCAACGACCACAGACGGACCATACCTCGCAGGTGGACCGTTCCTGAGCGACGATGCTCTTCGCGGAGTCATTGGCGACTTCGGTGCTTCCTCGCAGGTAGCAAGCAATCAACTTCCCGGCCTGAGTCTTGCACAAGTCTTGGCATCAGACGGTGTTCCGTCAGCGGGCGGTGCTGGAAGCGACACAGGCGACATCTTCTACGGCAACTGGGGCGAAATGGTCTTCGGTCGCTGGGGCGGGATTGAGATTGAAGATGACGCAGGACGAGGCTCTGGCTTCACCAGCGATCACTTGTACCTGAAGATGCGTATGTATTGTGACATTGGCCTGCGTCATCCGCAGTCCTTCGTCGTGACCACAGAAGCCCAAACCTCCTGATAGGATTTGAACGGCTTAGGGCCGAAAGAGGAAACGAGACATTATGTCAACACCAAATGAAAACATGGCTGATTTCGGAACGTCGTTCCACTCAAGCGCGTCTGACAAT